CCAGCGCGAAGCTGTCTACTTACGACACGCTCAGGACCTCCCTTAGTCTCGATCGTTCCCCATTTTGCGTCGCCCATTTCGTGCAGCACCTCAGACTTGAGCTTCATAAGCGTCCTGTACGCCTTGTCAGACGTTTCCTGAGCCTTCATAAGGTCAATTCCTAGTTTGCCTAGTTGAACCTCTCTCAGGTCAATCTCGGGCGTCTCAGCCCTAACTGCGTGATAGGTGGCATCTGAGCCGTCCCACGCTGGCTTGTGATCATCTGTGATGCAATGCCAAAACTCACCGAGTAATTCGTTCTGCACGTTTATCTGACCCTGACTGAATGGCACGTCGTATTCGTTCCAAGTCATTCCGGCCAGAGCGACAATCACTCCACGCTGGATCTTCAGCACTCCCATATAGTGCAGCACCTGAGCGACATAGGCGGGCGGCACGGACTCCCAGGTCTGGCGCGATGTCTTGACCTCAATAATCATTAGCTCGCCAGTCTCTATGTGGCGCGCGATTGCGTCGGGGTTTGCGTGGCGATACTCGCAGTGTTCGTCTTGGTAGGTGCCTGTGAGCATCACTTCCCACTCAGGGTGTTCCTCAGCCCATAGTCCCAAAATGGGACCCTCAAAAGCTTTACCGAACCGAATAGCCCAGTTCTCTTTTATCTCGCTCGGGATCTTTCCGGTCTTTTTAGCCCAAAGAGCGTAGGCGCTCTCGTAAGGGTTTAGACCGAGTACAGTGCCTACTTCACTACCTCCGATGCCTTTAGACCGCTCAGAATGCCACTCAGGGCTTCCTGGGTCGTATACACCGAGTAGTTTTGCCCCGTTTATCGTGGGCGGTGCGTAAGTTTTCAATTTCCTCCTCTGTCAGGTAGCCTTACCTTATGTTGTCCCAGGGACTTTTTACAAGTGCGTATATGAAATTGTTATCTTCTATACGTTCTGTTGGTGGTGTTCCCTGTGAGAAGAACCCTGATCTGTGGTATCCAGAGGACTTTGACGATCCCGAGATGCGCCATCAGGCAACGGTCGTGGCTAAGGGCATCTGCTATGAATGCCCTATCAAGAAAGAGTGTTTTGAGTACGCGCTGTCTACGCGACAGAAGCACGGCATCTGGGGTGGGACCAGCCCTGACGAACGCTAATTTGACAAGCTAAATAGTTCTCTTTAGATTGTGCGTATGGATTACGGCAAAGAGTATATGAAGCTGATGGATGCGATAAAGAAATCGCGTCAGAACCCCGTATGTATGGAGACAGACCCGGAGCTATGGTTTCCCGATACTGGGGACGGTAGAGGAGCTGCAAGGATAGCAAAGCGCTATTGTGGGGAATGTCCAGTTCAAACCGAATGTCTAGCTTTTGCTATGAAAACTAATCAGTACGACGGGATCTGGGGAGGGCTTACTGCGAAGGAGCGTCAGTCTCTTCGAGGTCGGGGTCGCGGTCGTCCGCTTCAAAGTCGTCCCAATCAAAGTCGCCATCGCGATTGACTTCTAGGGCGTCCTGTACAGCCTCTGAGTCTGACTTGGCCACAGCAGCGCGATAAGCGTTCTGGATGTCTGTAATCTCCAGCGTTCCCTTCCAGGCTAGAGAGACACCGATAGTCGTCAGCACGACAGCAAAAGCAGAGCCAACACCGATGATCGAACCCATTAGCCAGTCACCAGCTACAGCACCGATTGCTGTGCCACCGAAGAAGGTAGCGAGAGTAAGGCCAACCGAACGGAGGCCAAATTGCTTGAGATAGGTTTTTAGCATAATTCTTTCTTGCAGTGTGGGCAGGCGTAAACTATTTTACTTTGGCTCTGCCCCACCACCGCTTTGTCTTTCGTGTCCGTTTGTTTCTTCGCAGGAGCTTGGGTCTTGAGCCATTCGACGAAGCACTCTTTATCGGCTGTGATTCCAAATACACCACGCTCCTTGTCTGACAGTGTGAGATGGAGATGGACCCCAGATGTTGCGGAGCCTGTGTTGCCCATTATGCCTATGGTTTGCCCTTCAGCCACCTTTTGATTAGCGGTAAGACTGAGAGCAAGAGAAGCGTCGTGACCACCGCGACAGTTGATTCCGCACTCATTACAACTGAGGTGACAGTAGCCGACATACTTAGCCTTCCGCTTCTTTGCGTCCCAGATTGTTTGGACTAGGACCCACCCTAGAACATTAGACCATTTGACGAACTGAACAGTACCCTTGCCTACAGCGGGGATTGCAGTCTTGCCCTTATTAGAACCCTTTGGGGCGAAGTCAGTACCTGAGTGTGGCTGTAGACCGTGCTTCTTGCGGTAAGCAGACATAGTGCCATAGTGTCCAGTGATCGTGGACTCTGGGAATGGCAGTCTAGGCATTCAGCACCTGAACTAGGAAAGTAAGGGCCGCACCGATAACACCAGCGGCTCCGGCTACTACCCAGATCTTCTTCTCTACGGCGCGTAGGCGCATCTCGTGGTCTTTGATATTACGCTCAACCCAATCAACGTGTGTGGGGATCTTCTCGTTTAGTCTTTCGACCTGCTTGATCAGCTCGATTGCCCAGGTAGGGATTTCTTCATTCACTAGACGCGCTCCAAAAGTACAAAGTGGTCTAGGTTGTGTGACTATTCTACCGCAGGTGTTTCACTCTCGAAAACCCTAGCTACCCAGTCACCTAGCTCCTCATTCCATCGATATATAACGGAATCATCATCTGGGTAAGGCACTGGGGCTTCCCACTGACAAGTCTCTTCGTCTAGTAGCCAAGAAGCAAAAGGCTTAGGAGGGATAAAGGCATCGAGATCTTCGTCGTAAGTAAATCCAATGCCTGCGTAGTTTTTGCGAAGGTTGTTGTTGTATGACGTGCGCTTGCAAACTTGACCGCGCAGGTTGCCGTAGTAAGTCTCCCAGTCCGAGATGCCGTCTACAACTTCATCCTCATTGCGACCAGTAATTACTTCAGTGACGATGTTGTTTTCGTCTAAAAATGCGTAGTGAGCCATAATTCTCCTTAGAAAGTAATTGTATCGGAACCAGCAGTAAATTCATATACTGTGTAGTCGCCTGATTGAAATTTATTATATATAAGCCCAGGCCCAATAGACGAAAGATCTCTGCGATAGCTGGGATATCTCAAAATAACTACGCCTGACCCACCACTGGTGGCCGGAAAACTTCCTCCCCAAGCAGAAGGCCCATAGCCTCCGCCACCACCACCGCCAGAATTTATTGTCGCTGCAGTAGCCTGGGAGGAAGCTCCGCCTTGTGCATTGTTACGAGAACCATCTCCGCCGCCATCGCGACCGGTCCCGCCTCTGCCCATTCCAGTTCCGGCCGACCCGCCGCCACCTCCGGCCCGTCCGACCGAGCTTCCTGTAATTGAGCTACTTAGCCCATAGCCAGCGTCAAGAAGTACTGCATCTGCGCTGGCTCCTCCGCCGCCACCAGCATAATAAGTGGCTGGAAAGTTAGAACCCTGTAGACCTGTACCGCCATCATTACCCTGATTTGTCGTGCCAACGCCAGGTGCAACGCCGCCAATAGCTTGCGACCCCCCACCCGAACCTCCGTCTCCAGCAGTCTTTGTTCCCGAAGTGCCGTTGCCACCTTTTCCGCCGCCAGTAGTTGTCAAACCAGCAAAACTTGAATTTGAGCCATTTGCATTCACTCCACCACCAGCTCCAACGGTGATAGAAACCGATTCGCCACCAAAAAATACTATCTGGCTTAGTGAAGCCGAGGGACCCCCAGATTGTTCTCCTGGCATCGAGGCAAAGTAGCCGCCACCGCCGCCGCCTGCTCCGGCAAGTTCTCCACCACCGCCGCCGCCTGCGATAATTACGTAATCGAGCCGAAAAGGGTCATTGCCATCTAAAATCCAAATAGGAAGCATTGTGAAGTACCCTATGCCGAAATACGACCCACGACTCGGTACTCAGAAGATCCTGTTTTGATCACTGAGGCAGCAGCGTAAGGCGTATCTATGAAGTATGTTATGGCAGTGCCAGCCGTCCCACTTCCAGCCCAAGAGGTAACTCCCGTGCCTGCAGCAATAGTGACTGTTCCAGTTGTATTAGCAATTATGTCTACCCTATCTCCGATGTCTGGCAACACATTTGGTATTACCGCAGTCCCAGAGGCAGTAAAATTCAATACCGTATTTGCATCGTCAGCGACAGCGGTGTAAGCAGCAGACTTATTCTGCAAAGTGAGGGCAATAAATTCTGCCTTCATATCCCCAAAAGCAGCATCCGCTGTGCCGTTAGACACAAAAGGCTGACCATCTGTTCCAGCAGCTCCTAACGCATTTACAGTATCCGCCCAAACAGAGCCGTTCCAATACTGAAACTTATTGGCGTCTTCTAGCCAAGTAAGCATTCCTTCTGCGGGGGAGACAATGGCGGTGCCGCGAGCAGTTGCGTCAGCAAAAACCATTACTGTTTGATCTTGCAGATAGTCCTGTACATTATCCGCAGTCAGAACCTCGCCTGGGGTCCAGTTTCTATAGCCGCTCATTATTCCTCCGTGTCAATTCTAGCTAAAGCTAACCGTGTCTGAGCCTGCAGTAAATGTTGTAACCGAGAAACCGCCTGATGTAGACGTTGAGCTTGTTAGTCCAGCACCAACACTAATGGTTACGGTATCTGGGTACTTGACAACTACTAAGCCAGAACCACCGGCTCCGCCTGGAGGGAAATTGAAATTGAATCCACCTGAACCGCCACCGCTGCCTGTGTTTACTGTGCCTGCTCCGCCTGGAGTAGAGTTATTGTTGGCTCCAGCTCCACCACCTCCAGAACCACCGAGACCCCCTGTGCCTGGAGGCTGACTCGACCATGCGCCACCGCCACCGCCGCCGGCTCGCGTTACAGATGATCCCGTTATGGATGAAGCTAGACCATTTCCTCCATCACCACCCTTTTCGGTTGTAATAGATTCACCTGCTGCTCCGGCACCACCACCTCCAGAACCAGAAAAATAAGCACTGCGATTGCCGCCATCGTAACCTTGATTAGCGGTTCCCGAGTATCCAGTCGTACCTGATTGGCCACCTATACCAGCTCCAGCACCACCGCCTGAACCAGGGACGTTATCCCAAGAACCGCCTTTACCTCCGCCGATAGAGGTGATTGTGCTCAAAACTGAATTATTCCCCTGAGTACCAGGTGATCCAGTGCCAGAGCTATGTCCAGGCGCACCAGCACCACCAGCACCAACCGTGACCGTGTAACTTGTTGCAGTCAATAAAGATAAAGGTGTTTCTGCACTAGACCCACGACCTGAAGTTTCTCCAGTAACCGAGTTGCGATAGCCTCCCGCGCCGCCGCCGCCCGATAGTGCGCCGCCGCCGCCACCACCTGCAATGACCAAAAAGTTTGCAGTAAAGCTAGTCGGAAGAGAGAACGAAACTGAATCTGACCCTGCGGTGAATGTCGTAACGCTGTATCCGCTGGCTGTCGAAGTGCTTGATGTAAGACCTGCGCCTACTGAGATTGAAAAGGTGTCTGGGTATTTGATGATTACAACACCAGAACCTCCCGATGCTCCTGAGCGGTTACCACCAATCCCGCCGCCGCCGCCACCACCACCGGTGTTAACTGTCCCAGGAGAACCATTAGCATTTACTCCGCCAGCTCCGCCACCGCCTGTTCCGCCTGGACCTCCTGTTCCAGATGGTCCGGCTCCGCCGCCTCCACCTCCACCTCGTGTAACTGAAGAACCTGTAATAGTAGAAGCCACACCATTACCGCCAGAACCACCTTGTGAAGTAGAGGTTGCAATTTTGTAGCCACTAGTACCTACTGCACTAGCGCCGCCGCCACCGCCGCCCCAAGCGGTCGAGGTGCTATCCCCGCTTCCTTGTCCGCCTGCAAAACCTTGATTTATTGTCCCAGCTCCACCTGCGTTATTAAAAATTCCCCCACCTCCAGAACCTCCAGCATTTCCTGGGTATCCAGCACACGATGGGCCTCCAGCTCCGCCACCGCCGCCATCAGAGGTTATTGTTGCAAATACAGAATTAGTCCCGTCTCCTCCATAATTGAAGCTTGCGACTGCCCCGCTTCCGCCTGCCCCAACTGTAACTGTATAATTTGTGCTGGCTGCGAGAGTCAGGCTTGATTCGGCAGACGCTCCCCCACCTGATGTTCCTGCTGAAGTGCGGTATCCTCCAGCTCCGCCGCCGCCGCCAGTATTGCAATTGTTCGCGCCGCCGCCACCGCCACCGGCAATAGCTAAGAAATCAACAACTAGAGGAGCTGCCGCAGAATAAAACTGCTCCCAAGCGCCTGAAATCTTTGTATAGCCCTCGGCTACTTCTTTCCACGATCCGCCGATGCGCGCGTGAATGGCATCTACTTCATACCAGTTTGCACTGACTCTTACGTGGGCGCCCATAGCTCTCCTATGGTGTATAGACTAGCCAAACATCTCCGTCTGCGCCATTGGCTGTGCCAGGTGTCGCAGTAGAGAATGTGACATTTCTTACAACTGTTGCAGTAGCGGCAGCGGTAGATACAGTTCCGTTTGTTTGTGAGACAAGTCCGTCAAGCTGTGTTTGAATATCCGAGGTTACGCCGTCTACGTAGTTTAGCTCTGTGGTGGTAAGTGTTGCACCGTCAAGAATGTTCAGTTCGGCTGCTGTAGCAGTGATGTCTGAGATTTGTGATGTCTCGATAGTGATTGCAGAACCTACGGCTGCGTAGTCTACGTTTAGAGTGACTGCACCTGAAGATCCGCCTCCGCTAAGTCCTGTACCTGCTGTAACGGCCGTGATGTCACCATCGCTTGCAATACTCTGCCACGCAGCGCCGTCGTAGTATTCGACCGAGTTTGTATCCTCAAGGTAGCAAATCATTCCTTCTGCTACCGAGGTGCCTAAAGCTGTGGCGCGAGCCGCCGTTCCTGCATATACCTGAACCACTTGGTCCTGAACATACGTCTGGAACTGGTCTGCGGTGACAACCTCACCAATAGACCAATCTTTCCAACCTGTCATTATTTCTCCTAGTAGCCCAGCGAGTTGCCTGCACTTAGTTTACCAAATACGATGTCTGAGAGTGTCCACGTGCTGTATTCAAGGCTTCCCAAACCGAATGTCACTGTGTGTTGTTCTGTCGTGGCGCTGTGCGAAATGCGGATGATTTCAGCAGTACGCTCGATTGGATCACCAATTCCGTTAGGCGTAAACTTCACCTGCACAGCATCACCAAGATCTGCAGCTAGAACTTTTTGCTGATCAACTTCCTCAAGTTTATCTAGTTGTACTGTTAGTTGCTCAAATCTATACTCGGGCTGTGAGTACTTGGCTGCCAAGAACGTTGCCATATTTACAACGTCTGAAGTCTCCTTCATAAGCAGGTCGTTTACTTCGTAGGCCAAGATGCCGTATTCGTCTTCAGAGGCGGCGTCACTAGCCTGTACAGTCACCCCGTCCTTCTGTGTGACAGTTATGTTGTTATACAGCAACTCAGAGCCGTAGATAACGTTTAGAGCCTTGTAGGGGATGCCTGAGCTGTCGTCTGCAAATGTGAGGTCTGTTGTCGTTGCTCTTCTGTACCTGCCGACGAACTCTGCAAAGCCACTGCGGTTGATGTAGAAGAATCCTGGCTCGCTCTGCGCTACCTGCTGAATGTAGCTAAGGGCGTTTGTGCCTTCACTAATAGTGTCTGCAAGTAGCTCTGATTGCCCTGTATCTAAGTTACGGATGTCGGCAGGCCAGTCCACCTCGTTCTTATTTAGAATGCTGTTGATACGTGGCCCAGGAAATTGCTCTATGTTTACTGCTGAACCGAGTGACTGGTTAGCCAACAGATACATATTGTCTGTACACACAGCTAGGGATGTGGACTTACCAGACAGGTCGTAGGTCAGATCCCAGTCGTCAATACTGCCTGTGTAAACCCTTTGGTTATTAGTAGTGATGCGAACCTGTCTACGCGGGATAATCTGACCGTTGTAAGGGCTGCCAGCGTACAGCGGGTCATACTTTCTGTCTTCATTACGCAGCGTGATTGTGGCGTTACCAGCGCCATATTTGTCTAGCTGTCTGTTTTTACCGCGGTTGATTGAGAAGCTAACTACATCGTCGCTGACGTCAAAGAAGAGTGTTCCGCCAAGAACGTAGTCTGTCGAACCGAGGATGCCCTTTACGGGGTCGTCAAGCTCAATAAATGTTGTATTCTCAGCGTTACTGAGATCAAAACCAATCTCTACTACGTAATCCTGCATTAGGCCCTCGAGAATACTTGTCCAGAAGAACGCTCATACTTTAGAATCTCGTTGATAATCGTTTGTCCTATTTCGGTTCCATCTGCTCCCATACCCGCGTTTACAGTCAGGGTGAAGTAATTACCTACGGACGGGCTTCCAAGGGCGCCTGCGGCGGGTATAAGGGCTGCTGAAGATAATCCAGCGGTTATGGCGCTTAGGTCAAACTGTCTGCCTGCAAGTATGTCTGTCTTGAGGGCTTCAAAGATGCCCTTCTTGAAGGCAATACCAATTTTGGCTGATTCAGTTTTGACAACCTTTAGCGCCTCGTTAGCGCCGTCAATCAGATCCTTGATTTTTATGAGGTTGGCTACGTCTGCCATTTGTGCTGAAGCTACAGCTTCATCGGCAACTCTGGAGGCCTCTCTTGCTGCCTCAATAGGCACCTCAATAGCAATGTTTAGGTTGTTCTTGAATGCCTCGCTAAACTTGGTTGCTAGATTCTGTGCCTCGTCGTAAAGCTGTTGCTGCTCCGACCGAATACCGTCTAGTAGACCGAACGTCATATCCTGACCGGCTTCGTACATAGTCTGCCCGACATCCATGCCTAGCTCTGCACCAAGCTTGTTGATTTCCTCAAACAGGCTGTTGATCTCTAGAATTGTGGCCGATCCACCGTCTACCAGTGCCTGAGCGGTTTCCCCACCTGCTTCTACACCAGCCTGGACTAGCTCAGAGAATAGCTGTGGGTCAAGGCCCATATCGCGTAGCTTTTGCAGGTTGCCTGCGAAGTCGCGAGCCTTCTGAGCCATATTGCGGAAGCCTGTAACCAAGCCCTCGCCCTTTTCGGCAGTCTCGTCAATCGTCTTCTCGTAGGTGCGAGTGACAGTGACGCCAAACTCCTTCAGGGTGTTGCCTAGCTTGATAACGCCCTCAGAGACTTCTGTGACCATTACAGTCTCAGTTTGGGACTTCAGGGCGTTGAAGATGCTAACTAGCCTTAGAGAGCCTGTCAGGGCCTTCTGGTACTCACTTATGAGGGACTCTGAGAGCGAGTAACGCTTTGCTAGGTCGTCACGCTGCTTTGCGATGCGGTTTAGCGCTGCTGACTCTGTTGCGACCCAGGTGCTTAGTGTGTCAAAGTCGTCTTCAGTAATTAGGTTGCTACTGAGTACTCCGCGTAGTTCCGACTGAATACCGGAGATTGTGCTGACAATCGCAGATTCAAACCTGCCGATTTCACGCTCTATGTTCGGAAGGATCTGAATTGTGGTCAGATTCTCTATCGTAAACTTGCGGAATTTGCGAGCAGCCTCTTCGGCGTCGGCTAGCGCTTTGGCTGCCGTTTCAGCCGTAGCTGTCAAGTTGGCAATGTTGGCGTCTATAAGCGCCTGAGCGCTTTCTAAGGCATCTTGCTGAGCTTTAGCTAGTCTTTCTGCTTCTTCTGCGACTTCAGCTATGCCAGCAGCAGTCTTGTTGAACTCAGCTTGCAGTCGCTGTAAGCCAGCCTCGCCGTCGCGTATTACACGCTTGAATACATCGCTCCAGCCTTGTGAACCCAAGATTGCGTCTACAAGGCCCTCAGAGGCACCTAGGGCCAATAGGCGAATACGAGCGGACTCTTTCTTTACGGCGTCCTCAATACCTCGGAAGAAGTCGCCTACATAATCTGTACCTTGGCTGCGATCGAGTGGTTCAAAGGTCGTACGGCCAACCGAAGCACCTATTGACTCTAAGTAATCTAGATACTCCAGCGACGCTGCTAAGGCATTGTTCTGACGCTCTAGCTCCTCATTCGCTCGACGAACAGCCATTGCCATCTTGCTTTGAGCAGCGGCATTTATTAGACCCGCGTCAGAAGTTCCCTCGTAAGCGTCTTGTATTTTTTGGTTTTCGGTTTTTAGATTTTCTGCTAGTTCGCCAAAGCGACGTGCAAATGCTTCAAGCGTGTTTTCGCGCTCGAAGTCAATTCCTATGCTTTTGAGGAAATCGTTGAAATCCTCGCCCTGTTCGACAGTCAAGCCCATTTCATAGGCAAGGCGGCCTACCGCCGAAGATGCTAGCTCTACAACGCCGTTGAAAACACCTAAAGTCTGCCGTGCAGTTTCAAAAACCGGACTGAAAAGGCTACCCGTAACATAGACTAAAAAGTTACCCAGCTCAATAATTTGCTCTAGTGGGCTAATTAGTTCAAAAAGCACCCCGCCAAAGCGCTCAACAAGAGGTGCTACCGTGCTAATGCTGTTGCCTAGGGCTTCACCGATTTCTACGACTTCAGGGCCATATTGTTCAGCTAGATCAGCAAATATGTTGTTTAGGTCGGCTAGAGGAGTTTGCAGTGGCTCACCGAAAGCAACTTGCAAATTAGACATAACGGCGTTTAGGCGTTGCTGAGAGCCATAAAGCGTGTTTGTTGCGCGTTCAAAGGCGCCCATAGAATCGGCAGCGCGCTCAAATAGCAGCTCCAACCGAATCTGAGCGTCTGCCTGCATCTCGGCAGCTCCGGTCAGATGCCCTAGGCCACGAGCAGCACGAACGGCGTTGATCTCGTTCTGCTTCATAGCGACACCGAACTTTTCGATCGGGTCGTACTCACCGCGGAAAAGGGCCGTGATAGCTAAGAGGGCTTCTTGTACGTCGTAACCGAACGTAGTTGCTAGGTCTTGAGCAAGCTTGACTAGGTTCTGAGTTTCAGCACTGGCTTCTTGAGTGTCAAAGCCGTACTGCTTTAGTACCGAACCTAAGAACACAGACGCTTGAGCGGCTTGTTGCTGTGACAGACCGTAGCTCTCTACCTCTTTAGTAAACGCGCGTAGTGAAGGAGCAGCATCTTCAAAGATCTGATTTAGGGCAAGAACGTTACGCTCGAAGCGCTGCGTGGCATCTATGGCCTCAACGGTAAACTGACGCGCTGTTGTAAGGGCAGAAAAAGCCGCGAAGCTTCCTGCGGCCATACCGACCTGCTTAGAGAAGCCCTTGAAATCTTTTGTAATTGCTGTAAGTGCATTGCGCGCGGAGTTCAGCCCCATAGACCTGAAGATAGAAACAATGGGGAGTATCAGGCTCTGTAGTGCCATTAGTTACCTAACGCGTTGTTGATCTGCTGGATAGTCTCGTTGAAAATCTTGGAAGCGCCTCGCTTATGCTCCGGCATATAATCCACCATTGTAGGCCAAGCGTATCGCGATGCTTCTTTCTGCTTGCTGTTGTGCGCGTTGCGGTCAAGGGCCTCTAGCCAGATAGTAATAGCCCGTCTACGTCGGAAGGTAATCTCGTGTCCTTGCTCACGATTGACAACCTGACGACCGAAAAGTCTGGTTTCGTAGGAAGCGGACCTATCGCCTACAGACTTACGTGCTTTATTGCTCTTACCTGCCATATCGGCAACAATTAGGGCTGGGGCGCGCACTCGCAAGCGAACAACTGAGATAGTTCCGTCTTTAGCTTGCTTTAGTTGATTTAGCGCCTTGCTGGCTTTGCGGTCTTTATAGTTAATGTCTATAGCTTTAGCCGTGTTTAGAATGACTCTGGAGCGCATAAAAGACAATCTTCCGCGCTCATAGCTTGTAGACATCTTGTCGTAAGTACGACCAGGGCGGCTAGGCGCTCCTAGAGGGCCGTTGATACCTATGCGCCCAAAAGCTCTTCTTAGTTCGTTCTGTGCTGGCTTACCAAGATCGCGTTGCCTCTTTTTGAAGTTATTGAATGCGTCTGGGCCAAGGTCTTTGAGAATTCTACTCATAGTTACAAGGTCTGGCAGTTCTACTACAGCCTTTGCATTTGACAGGCCTAGATCTTGTACAGCTCTAAAGTTGCCGATGTTGCCAGCTCCGGCTTGCTGAATGTATCCCTGAACGTCACGGAAGCCCTGCGCGCCGCCAAAAAGGTAAGAACGACCTAGGAATCCTAATACCGCTTGTAGTGCCAACTGAACCGCCTTACCTGTAAATAAATTCTACCGCAACAAGAAAAACGGCCCCCGAAGGGGCCGCTTCTATTTGCTAACGTTTTTAGCTACTATCCAGCGATACATTGTCCACAGCATCCGATCGTCAAGAGCCATAAGCTCTCTCGGAGAAATGCCTGTCTCTACGGACAGAGCGGCGATAAACCAGTGTGCGGAATCATCGCCTAGACCCTTTATTTTGGGTCGGACTCTGCCTCTCCCACACCTTCGACTGT